GCTCTAGGATTGTCACTAGATTCATGAACTGGGCATGTAGAATATATATTATCTCCAAATACCTCGCATTTCATTTCAAGTTTATTAAACACATCTTGTATATTATTATTTAAAAACTGTTTAATTTGTTTCAAGTTCATTTTGCATCTTTATTAAAGATTCATTGTTTATTAAACCCGTATCACCAATGGGTTGATTTTTGAATTCATTTCTAGTCTTCAACTCTTTTAGTCTTGCGTATGGTCCTTGCATTAACATATTAATATAATCGCCATCATCTAAGCCGCCGCCATGTCTTGAAACAATTGGAACAAGTTTTCTATTACCAGCATTTGGTCCATCTTCTGCCAATTCCTCTTGTGATTTTATCTTAAAAATAGAAAACGATGTACATAACCAGATTAATCTATCTGATCCAGAAACAGCATCCGTACTCTCCTTAGTTATACCATCCCTATTTAATTGCACAAAAGACAAGCATGGTATATCTAATTTCACGCATAAATTATGCAACGATGTTATTTGAAAACCAAGGGCTTGATACTCTTGTATATTATTTGTTATTGAGCTAGAGGACATTAATTTAAGGTAGTCATATATAATAACACAGTCGTTTGTTTTACCGTTATCATCTGTTTTAACTTCTTGAACAATCCATCTTTTAATTAGATTAAGGATTTGATCAAACGGTTTGCCAGCCACGCTTATATAACTATATGGTATAGATTCTAGTTTTTTCATACTGTCTATAACAGCTTCGTACTTATCTTGATCTTCTGCAAATTTTCCTGTGGCTATTTCATTAATAGGTACATTGCTCATATTAGATAATAATCTATTAAGATGATCTTCTTTGCTCATCTCTGTATCTAGCATTAGTACCGGTATTCCTTTTAGGGAAATGTTTAATGCTGCATTATCTGCAAAAACCGACTTACCTACCTTTGGTCTAGCGGCAATAAGGTCTACACACTTTCTTCTTAATCCACCCCCGATAGCTTCATCGTATTTAGAAAATCCGGTTGGTATACCAATAATGTCGCACTGATTTTCAGCAAGAAAATTTACGTAATCATTAATATTGTTACCAATTTTTTCTGGAAGATCTCCACCATCATCTTCTCTCAAGAAATCTGTTACCGGATTTTCAAGTATCTGAATTATTTCATTTATGCTTTCTGATCCAGACACACTATCAATATCTTTATGTATTTTCTCTGTTAGCTTTTTAATTTTTCTAGCAAACTCAAACTTTTTTATTTGTATGCCAAAATTAAATACATTATCTTTTTCAACTGGAAAATCAAATAATGATTTTATATACTTTAATTCTTGCTGCGTGTTTATAGATTCATCAAGATTTAATTGTGATGCTGATGATAATATGGATGGTATATCGACCTTATGATCATTCTTTATAACATGCTCTATACATCTAAATAAAATTTGATTGTTATAATTTCCAAAACTGTCTACGGTTATTAGATCGGCTATAGATAAATAAGCATCTATTCCATGCTGCATTAATCCAGCAAGGATTGCTCGCTCCGCACCTATATCACAAAGTTTATCCATTATCGCCCCGTACATCTGCTACAACGATGATATTCACCATATACATATTTTGGATCGGTTTTAAATGGCCGACCACACACACTACATTCAACATCTATTTTCTTACTTGGTTCTCTGGTTCTTGGTGTTCTAGCACCATACTTTGTTTCTATGTGTCTATCTTCACCTTCGTCAACCCATTTATTCTTTCTAGCTTTCACTGGTTCTTTTCTCCTGTTGTTATTTTTTTTAATAGAACTAATTCTAAAATCTTGCTTATTACTAGTAGTATTGTCTATATGCTCAATACTTTCTTTTTTAACTTCTTCTGGAACTACTGATACTGATGGGCTATCATCCTGCAATGCTTTTAGCAGAGCTAACTTTTGCTCTTTGTTTAGCATATTTATAAAATCATTCATACTCATGATCTTTTACCTTTCTCTAATAAAATGTCTGCCTTTCTTTTAAGTTCGAACACCTTACCATCTAAGGACTGTAATCTGGCTTCTGCAACCTCTCTCATATTCTCTAAGGATGCTGCGTAAGAATTGTTTTTTGCTAATATATGTTTTTTAGATTCGTGCTTAGTATATTGTCCAAACTCGTCACTATGTTTAGCTATTAGTTTTTCCATTTGGTCATTGCACCAATTTAGTGCCACCTTGTTCTTATTGATTTCATCTTGAATATAGGTTGCATATCCATATAACAAATATGCAGAATCAAATAATTCAGACTGTGTACTTTGCCTTAATTGTTCTAGCGATAAGTCCGCAACAATAAAATACTCTTCTCTAAATGATGAGAATTTTGTATTACTCATATTTATATAGTCATTGATTAATGCTATATGCTCTGCCAATTTATCAGACGCTTTTAATTCTTTGTCTCCACTCATCTTCGCTTTCTGAATATTTTAGGGTTATCAATCTTATGCTGTTTAACTTACACCAATCTATTTTATCTTCATCTCTCGCCTTGGACTTCAAAAAATCTGCCTTGCTTTTATGAAAAAATGGATTATATTCATAATGTTGTTGACCATGAACTTCTATACCTAGATTTATAGTTGGTATAAAAAAATCTAAATATAGTACCGACTTTCTATGCCGCTCTGTACTTCCAGGTAATTTTACTTCTTCAAGTATTCTATAGCTATTAAATATTTCCTTTAATAAAGATCTGGCACGTATATGGTATTTTGATCTTTTACGTTTGTCGTCATAAAAAACATCGTACTCGCTTAAATTCCAAACATATTCTTTGCCATTAATACCCAATACTTTCATCAATACAGTTCCTTAATCTTTGTATAAATAAAATTAGCAATTGTCTCATTACTTGTAAGAAATTCTGATACATTATTTATGCCTTGAAATTTAAAGAACTTTTCAACAGCATCACCATCTGTAATAGGTATATTATTATCAGATAGTATCTTAATTATAATTGGGTCATTTATATTATCTACGGCACATTGAATTGTATACCAAGCACCGGCACTTTTAATTAGTCTAAATTCACAAGCAATCTGTACAATTTCTTGTATTTCGTCAACGCCAATGCCGTAGCGTATCCAACCTTCTGCTGTACTATTTGGTCTACCACCAGCGTTAGATGTTTTAACAGACCAATTGGCTATTTGACCAACGTGAGGACCAGTATCTTTTGGAACTTGCCACTTGCCACGATGAGTAATAACCATATTTGTTCCTGCTTGATATTGCAACATATTACCACAATCGGCCATCTTTTGTGGAGCATATGGAGAACCGCCAGTATTTGCAATATTATGTGTTATACATATTAGAATAGTCTTGTTTTTCATTAGCGTACCGCTGATACGTTTAAAAAACATTGACAATAATCTAGGCAGAGCATTTCGTACACCAGTTCTTACTTCGCCTTCTAGTTCGCAAGCTGGAACCATGTTAGACAATGAATCAGTTATAATTAAACAGCCTGGATCATTATTAATATAATACTCTATAATATTTAGAAAATCTTCTGCTGATAGCACCCTTTCATCGGTCGATTCAATAATAAGAATAGAGTTTGGATCTAAGTTTTTAATGCCATCAAAATTTTGTTTTGATAATCTACCTTCAGTATTTATATATATAATACGCTTATTTAATTTTTGACACTTTGCTGCAAAATGTAGTGCGGTTGTTGTTTTCCCACTTTTTGGATCTCCTGTCATAACTACAACAGAACCCTCTCTTAGACCACCACCAAGAGCAATATCTAATGCTGGTGATATACCAATAACTTTTAAATTATTTATACTTTCTAATACCTCAGTTCCGCTACGCACAACATCGCCATATTTTGAAACAATAGAATTACTTACGGCATCTTCGCTAAACTTGGATTGGCTCTTTTTTACTTTGCTCATAAATTCCTCAATTTATTTAGGGTTGTTTTTTTGGTTTGATATGTTTGCGTTTGTCTAGTCTCAACTTTAGATTCTTCTACTTCAATATTCATATTGACTTCTGGCTTTATTTTAGCTTTATTAAGAATAGACTGATGTTTTGCTATAACCTTTTCTGCTTCTGGATTAATTTTATATCCTCTACCATTCTGAATGCCGAGTACTAATAGTTTATCAAAATCTTTAGATTTTATTGCTGATAATATGGCTTCTTCACTATATTTTTTCTTTAGTTGTATAGCGGCACCGTGTTGTTTTTTCCATAGCCAGTGATTAGGATCACCTTTGGTCCAAAACTTATATGATGGTTTTCCTAAATTCAACTTTTCTGCTCTGCGTAGAACAATATATTCTGCCACGTAGGACTCAAAAGTACAGTATTCGCCAGTATGGATATGTTGATATTTTCTACTTTCCGACCAATGTTTTTGTGCTTCTTGATTAAATAGGCTCGGCTTTTGATTTTCCATGATGATACAATAACCCTTCTTCAAAACAGGTATCTACACTATCTTTATCTTCTCTATCTTGAATTAATTCTGGTGTCATGAAAATTTGTTTTTTAACAATATTTCCATATATTTTGCCAACTGTGTAGGTTTTTCTACTTTGTTCACCCATAAGACCTATCATGGATTGAACCAAGTATACACCATCACAATCGGTTGTGTCAACACCTAAATAATTTGATCGGTACTGTAGACCTATTTCTTTAACATCAATTTTATTAGAATTACAATATGTCTTTATATTATACCAATCTTTATAATCACAAAAATATTTCTCTTCATTATTTGATAAAATAATCTTTACCCATATTTTATATTTGTCTTTTCTGTATTCTACTAACCATTGATCATATGAAGAAATCATTTTTTTACTCTTGTGACGCATTCCTGTGATCGTGAAGGGGTATTAATTTTTCTTCTTTGATCCGCCAAAGATGAAGCATTTTCTGTCATAACAACAGAACCCTTATACTTGGCAAACTGATTACCAACGGTGAGAGAATTATTATTTTCTTTTGAGGCGGACTTGTAACATTTTTCTATCGATTTTACTGGTCTATCCAAATCTGTAGCAATTTCATTAATATTTTTACCAGCTTTTGCGTGTTCAACTATGTAAAACGTTTCCGCTTTACTTAATGGTCCTCTTTTATTAGCCATCTATATAACTCCTATTAGTTTTAGTCCAAAATAACTTATTTCTTGTTGATAAATAATTATTATAACTTTCAAATGTTGTTCTAGACACTGATTTTAATTCGGTCCTATTCCATATTTGACGACGGGCCTCTGGGCCAAATGGATCAAATGGAACATTATTTAATATTCTAATATAATATTTATTATTTACAGTTTTTGAGAATATCTTGTCATCATCATCCGTAATTAATTCTCCATGTATATTATACATTTCTTCATTAAGTGGATCTATTGTAGCGTCATCGTGTGAGGATATGAATTTCATGTTTCACCTGTTATTATGTATTTCTTTTTTTGTTCTGGGGTCATTTTATTTATTTCTGATCTAGAGGCTTTACCAAATGAACTCAATGGAGATTCATTAGATTTGTTAGATTCTTTTCTCTGTTGTTCTATTTCAGATTTTTTATATTGACCCATCGATTTCCAATTTTGGTCTGCTAACTGCCCAATAGTCTTTACGTCTTTTACGAAAGTTCCTAGACCACCATATATTACCCTACCAAGTGAGTCTTGACCGCATGAAGGACACTTTGTTAAAGAATCTTCTGAAAAAGATTGATATAAGTCATTTATCTCATGACCACAAGACTCACATAAATAATCGTATCTTGGCATTTTAATCCTCTAAAGCGTTAAGTATAGCCCCAAGTATTCCATTTCTTTGTATATCATTATATCCTAATTGACATATTCCTATTCCATGCATTTTTTGTAGTCTGTCTATACAATATCCTAGACCACTATTTCCTCGTAAATCTGTTTGTTTTATATCACCATTAATTATAACCTTAGAATTTTCTCCCATACGTGTAATAAACATTTTAATTTGATCTAAAGTACAATTTTGTGCTTCATCCAAAATCATATATGTATTATGAAATGTTAATCCACGCATAGTTTCTAGTGGTTCAAATCTTATTCTCCTAGTATTATAATATAAACCAAAATGATCTCTTCCTAAGAAATACTTTAGATTTTCTTCCATTGGTTGTAAATATGGTTTTATTTTTTCATTTAATTCACCTGGAAGAGAACCTATATCTTTTCCTGTGCAAATTAAAGGTCTAGTTACAACTATGGTTTCTATTTTATCCTTTAGTAAATGGTCTGACGCTATTCCAGCTACAATAAATGATTTACCAGTTCCAGATGGTCCAGTGCAAAATGTTACATCATTTTCTACTATAGATCTGATATAGGTTTTTTGATTTTCTGTTTTAGCTATTAGAACATTTTTTTCCTTTTCTTTGTTTTTATTCTTTTTACGTACATGCGGATTGTTATTTTTTTCTTGTGCTGCCAAAGTAGTATCTCCTTACTATGAAGAAATAATTGGGCTATTTAATCCCAGATACTATGTATCTGACTATCTCTTTGGCTTTATTTTGTTTTATAAAAGACATGCACCTCCAGCACAGCTAACTTCTTCTATACCAGCGGTGTTGTCTTCTGTTTCTAATAGTTGTGTATAGTCTACCTTTTTAAAACTATTGAAAAGATCACAATAAATCTTCCAATTATATACATCCTTCATGCAGTATGTTACGCGGCGAATATCTCCATCGAAATATTTACCAGCAAAGTTTTTCATTTTTGTAACAAATAGCAACTTGTCTTTGGTATCACTTTCTTTGGCTTGATTCATGCTAACATAATCACAAGCAGCCCACAAATTATTACTGAATGCGTTTAGTCCTAATTCAATTAGGCCAGAACACCACAATGCAGCATCACCATATTCTTTTACAATTTCTCTACTTGTGAAAACAGTTGTAAATGGTGCTTGTGGATAATCTTTGTCTCCACTTTGAGGAATCAAACTAATACCGGCAAAGTATTTTCTATTGTTGTATATGTATTTAGTAACTTCTTCCCATTCGTCTGGCTTGACGGTAATTGTGTTACTAACATTATGACTAAGATAATCCTGCGAACAAAGTTCTTTATTCTTACCAGACAATACCCAGTTCTTTTGAACATCCTTAACAATTCCCAACATTTCTACAGCAGGCAATTGATTCTTGGTTTTTGCTCCGTCTGGAACTTCAATCGGAAATTTAATGACCTCGTCTGTGTCGTTGGCCGACCAACAAGATTTCTCGCAGGCTTGCGGATTAAAAATCTTGAAGTGTTGGAACGGTGCTTCTAAAACATTGGCCTGAACGTGGCGGATATAGCGTTTAGCGTGATGTGGGTGGATGCCGCTAGACGTTCCCAACATGCTAGAAGATGTTCCTTCTGGTTTTAGACACGTTACTCTAGCCGCCTGATTTGTGTGAATCTTTTTACAGAATTCTTTGTTTGTTTCAACTGCAATTTTTGCACCATGACGAAGCACTTTGTCGGATAGGATAAGACTATGCTTCTCCATAATACCTGTCATAGAAACACCTAATAGTGCCTCTTTCGCAAAAATACCACTACTAACCTCACCAAGATAATCCAAGTTAGTAAACCCAGCCTGTAAAGTCCCAATAATAGACGCTGCCTTACATCTTTCATAAAAATCTTCCTCGTCCTCAATAGATGAACAATTAATCGTACTAAGATTACATCCCTGCCAACCGCTTTTTCCTTCTACAGACACAGGATATAGAGAGATTTCAACACAGGGATTAAACACTATTTCTGTTGAATCACTCCAAATAAACCCAGGTTCACCAAACTCTTTAACATTCTCCATCAAGTTTTGAAAGTCTTCAAGAGTTGTTTCGTCTCTTAACAATAAAGCAGAGTTATTACTTCTTGCTCTTTGTGGATTATCAACATACCAGTTACCAGTTTTAGCTTTCGCCATTTCGTCATCATCAGCACTAAATAGTGCCAAACTAGCAGATCGTCTTACTCCACCACTCAACACAGCATCGCTACTATGCATCACTATATCATAAGCATCAATTGGTCTAAGTTTCTTTTGTCCGTTAGCGATGCAACGATCTAATAGGGCTCGGATTTTTTCAAGACCTTTCGCTAGTGGTTCAAAACCTGGAGCTTTACCAATACCAGAACTTAAGTCTGATCCTTGTGGTCTAATATTACTATAATCAAATAGTATATGACAATTTTTATAATACTTGAATTCTTCTACCGGTTTACTAAAATAAGAACTTATAAGAACTCCTAAAGCATCAGCCCAACCTTCTATACTGTCCTCAACAACATAAACTGTTCCCTTATCTTTTAGAACATTATGTTCTAGTGTTGGTAGTTTTGCAACGTGGTGCTTTTGAACACTAAATCCTGTGCCGCTTCCACACAAAAGCAACCAAAAACATTCTTGAAAGAATCTCAAACGATCACAGTATGATGCGGTACAGTTGTAGATTTTGGCGTGTCGCTTAAGAATTGGATCTCCACCAAATTGTAACCCCCTTTGACTGCCAAGAACCTTTTTCTTATACATCATATCGTATGCCCAATTAATATCTTCCGCGATATCACTATCTGCGTACATAGTGAGCATCATATTTTTTACTCTTTCAACAGCTTCTTTCCAAGTTTCTCTACGCTTTTTATCTTCTAACCATCGTGCGTACTTACTAACAAATGTATAATTTTGAAGCTCTTGAAGTGCGGACATACAACCTCCATCCAGTAATTAATTAAATATTTTATTAAAAATTCGTTCAACAATAAATTTTAACACTACGGGTAACAATATATAAATTAAGAAAAAGGTTAAAATTGCTGACCCGTGTCTGTGTTCTTTTTTTAAATTCTCTCTTATAAAGTTTTTGCATTGATCTTTTAGTATTTTTTGTTCAGCGAATGAGGAATCTTTAAAAGACGAACTTTGACTAGCTATTGTAGCCCACTCAACACCATATTGCAAACATTCTGTCGCAAGTTTTTTTCTTGCTTCGTCTTTGTACTCTCTAGCTATTTCTGATTCTATAGCAGAAAAATCGTAACTACTACCAAATATTGGTTTATGCGTTTTCTCATAAGAAAAATTAATATCTGGTAGGTATTTTAATTTTAAAGTACCGCCATCTTCACCAAGGATTATACCCTCAACATACGCCGATAATGTTATAAATTTTTTCCAACTTAATTTTGGAGTTTGATCACCAAAATCTAAAGATATTTTATCTTCATTTTTTGCAATTTTAATATCTAGCAATTGTGGAAATTGAACATTAATATTATTCATAGAGTATCCAGAATCTGAAAAGATCTGGTATACTATATCTTTTATTTCTTTAAGATTTATCATTTTTGTATTAATGACCAAGCTAAACCAAGAAATTTATTGGATATATCAACTTTTTCACTCTCTGTTAAAATATGATTATCGTTACCAATACTAGATTCTAATAATTCAACTATTTTAGTATCTAGTCCTTGGTATTTATTTTTTATAGAACCTTTAAAAAAGTAACTTGCGGCCAAAACGTAAACGTCATTTGTTTGTTGATTGTCAGAATTATAATTTTTAATTCTGTTAGCAAATTCTTGATTAAAAATTGCTAGCTTGGCCCTGTCTGTTGGATCAGTTATTATATTACTAATAGGCTTAACAAGTCTTAATATTTCTTCAGATGGTTCTTTAATATCTAAAACAACTATTTGCTCATCATCTATTATTGGTTTTTGAGGCTTTTGAATAGCTAAAACAATCCCAAATAATATTAATACTATAGCAATAGAATTTTTCAAATTAAGCATTGGTTTCATCTTCAAGAACCCCGTTTAGTAAAGGAAATACTTCGTCTAACTTTTCAGAAGCAATATCTAAATTAAATTTATCGCAACTCTCTTTTAGTTGATACCATAAACTAACTATTTCTAAAAAGTCTTTTTGTTTGCTGGTTTCTTTATTTGTACCTGAAGTAAAAAATAATTTCGATACCAAATAAGACATATCCACAAAATTAGATAGGAGTATTAAAACCCCCAATCCTATTGATCCATAAATTAGATAAGCTGTGTTCATATTCTACCTTGTTTTTGAAGATTTACCATGATAAGGGCATGATGTCTTATGACCGTCGCCCTGTACTATTATACCCGTTCCCTTACAAATACACTTAGAAGCATCTGGATTTGTTCCATCATCAGGGAGTGGATCTGGAGTAATGACAAATACTTCTTTTTCCGCCCTATTAAATGAAGATGAACAATCGCGTTTCCACTCCTCAACATATGAAGAATACATATTGGTAATATCTTCATCTTTTATACAAGAAAAATTAGGGTCACAACAACCTAGAATTGTTGGTATTAAAATTAATAAATATTTCATAATATTACCTATTAAATAAACTTTCTAAACCAGCTTTAATATCTGGTCCTAAAATTTCTAATATTCGATCTTCTACCATTTGTTGAGTATAATCACCAGCAGCATCATAAGCTTCGTTTTTCCAAAGTTCAAGAGCTTTTGGAAACATCATAAAAGATTGATCCGCTCCGCGAATTTCACGAACAAACGAAATGCGAGCGTGTACCATTTTGCGAACAACATCATCAACAATAACAATACCAAGCTTATCTCCGGTAACTGGAGTTGGAGGAACAACAACTTGATCGTGACGACGAGTATATCCAGGACGATTGATTGTAACGGGGGAAACTAGATTCATTTTAAATACTCCTTATAAAAGACCAAGGATGGATGAGCCGTTGATGCCGATGCGGACGGTGCAGGAGCCGATGACAGTTCCTGCGTAGTTGTTGGCAAGCTGGTATGCCGCCGCCGTGGCAGCATAGACGGCGGTGTCGCAGGTGCCGCCGGAAAAGTTGTACGCCGTGCCATTGAACACAGCCCCGCCGTTCACGGTGCCGCCGTTGTTATAAGCGTCATTGAAAACGGCCCCGCCCTCTACGGCACCCTGATTGTCCGAGTTTGTGTTGAACACTGCCCCGTCGTTCACGGCACCGGCAGCGGAGTTATACCCGCCATTGAACACCGCCCCGCCATTCACGGTGCCAGAGCCGTTGGATGACGAGCCGTTGAAAACGGCCCCGCCATTCACGGTGGTATTGTTTATTGACGAGCCACCGAACGTAGCCCCGGCGATGGTGGTAACTCCACCGCAGTCCAGTACATGGCTCGCAAAGCCGGAATCTGGCATCACCAGCGTATTGCACACCGCCGGATCGCCGCTGTTTGTTGTGACTGACGCAAGCAGGATCACATCATCGCTGGTCGTCGGAATCGTCGTCGCCCCAGTGCCGTCGTCATTGAGCCACCAGTTGCCAGCATCGTTCCAATCGCCGTTCGCTTCAGTATCAAGAAAGTATTTCGTTGCCATGAATTAATCTCCTTAATACCCAGGAACAAAAGCAACAATATCCCACTTATCTCGACCAGCATGATATGTGGCAGCTAATACATCCATTTTATTGCCAGTTGTACTCCAAGGTAGCGGACTAGAGGCGCTACTTGGAATATTAAACTTATCTCCAAGAGTTACGGTACGATTACCGCTATTATCTTGAGTGATTCTGAACCTTAATGTTAATCCATCAACAGAATTGGTTGGATTAGCAATAGTTGTTGAATCGGTAACTGTCATATTAAAAATTTGTGCTGTTGATGCGTCACAATTCACAGTACCACTAACATTACCAAGATCACTAACTATGGGATAGATTGGATCAGAATAAGTTAGCTCTTTGGTGGTTGTGTTATAATATACAGCTTTAGCAATATTGCTAGTATCTTCTCTTACTGGATTAATGTACAATCCAGACTGATCACCATTTAGAGGTGTATTTGAAGCGTTAATCATAATACTATTTGCTGGTTGGTTTGGAGTATCATCGTTACTCATGTTGCCTCTAGCGGCTTTAAATCCGATAGCAACAGCATAATCTCCTTGTTCCCAACCACCAGCACAGAAACCAACACTAACCGCGCCCGTGCCTTGCGTATAATTACCAGCACCGCGACCTATTGCAATAGCTTGATTTCCCTGTGTATCATGACCGGCTCCTTCGCCTATAGCAACAGCGCTTGATCCCTGACTAGTTGTTCCTGCTCCTTCACCAAACAATAAAGATTGAGTATTAGCAATATAAAGAGCGTCTGTTATGCCATATCCAGCGAGAGTTGTTGCAGAAAGTTGATATCCGCTCAAATCAGGGGGCGTATAAGTAAATACGCCGTTAGTATTATTATAAGAAAGTTGACCGCTGCCGCTCGGAGTTTCTTGTGAGACACTAAGATCTGTTAATTGAATGTTTGATTCATTAAGTGAATAACCACTAAAATCATTCCAGTAATCATATAAATCTTCTCTATCGTCTATAACAGTCCATGTTGCCATGTCCAAACTGGATGCGCGGAACATTTCTTCATCATCATTACCACCATAAAAATAACCATTAACGAAATCTAAAGCGTCAATATAAGTACCATGACTAAATGTAATGGTTGCTGTGCCGGAAAAATCTGCTAAACCACTGAAATCTGCTAGGTTTAAAAGAGCATCATCTGTATATAGTTTGTTATCTGAGGTATTGATATAGTATGTTCCA